GGACAATTACTTCTTCAGATAATTCTTCTTTATCATCTTCTGTATCGAATATATCAAGTATTTCGAATACAGTCTCTTCAACTTGTTCTTTATCTTTATAAATTTCAACTTCATCTTCAAATATCTCTTCCTCGATATTAATTGTATCTTCAATAAGTTCATCTTGGACTTCCTTTAAGTCTTCTATTACATCTTCTTCTTTTGGTGGAAATAAATCATTAGCAATAAAGATATCTATTAAATCAATATCTTCTTCAATTATTATTTCTATTTCTTCAAATTCTACTATATCATCTATGTATTCTTCAATCTCAAGGATTACTTCAACATATTCTTCTATTTCTTCTTCTGATAATTCTTCAAAAAACTCAAGTTCTTCGTTAATGAGTTCAAGTTCCTTAGCTTCAATCTCCATTTCCTTTTCAATCTCAAGTATCTCTTCTTCAGTAAGTTCAATATCTTCGAGTTCTTCAAATTCATCATCATCTGAAATTTCAAGTATGATAATACTGTCATCAAGAACTCCTTGTTCGTCGTCATAAATCTCCTCTTCTTCACTTAGATAATCTTCATCATCTTCATAGATTATCTCATCTTCATCTGTTAGATTTTCTTCGCAGTCTCCTCGCTCAATAGCCTCGTCTGTGAGATAACACCCAAATTCTGCAAGGTTTGAGCTTCTCTGTATATCTCTTTCAACAGTTCCGTCATCTAATTCTATTTGAGTATATTCTAATTCTTCTCCGTCTATTTCAACAATAACAATTGGAATAGTTGTTGTAGTTGTTGTAGGTGGTGGTGGTGGAATTGTTGTTGTAGTAGTTGTAGTAGTTGTAGTAGTTGTAGTAGTTGTAGTAGTTGTTGTTGTAGGAGTTGGTGCAGTATATTTATAATAAATATTATCTATTAACCACCAATCTTGTAAGTTATCTGAAGCTCCTGCAATTACAATCTCATTAATTGTAGTTCCAGTAGGCGCAGTTAAAGTTACTTGGGAATTTCCACCACTATTTACAACTATATTAAATGTTGCAGAAGTTGAATCATCATAGTAAACAGTTCCTGTATTAGCTTCATCAACAGCTAAAGTTAGAAAACCGACTTCAGTAATTGGTTTATTGTCTGAATTAGGGAACGAAATAGTAAGCGAATCTGTTGAGCTACGGATTCCAAGTTGATATCTATCTGAACCGAAGTATTGTGAGGAGTGGCAATCCATATCTTCAATGTGGATTCCCCCAGCAACCATACTATTATCGCAATCAGTTTCGGCAGTAACAGAAGTATCGTTACCACCATAAACGAAAATAATATCTTCGTTAATCTGTTGGTTATCAAAATCTTCCGTAACCGTAGTCTCATCAGCGTAAGCTATTGGTATTGGATAAATTAATAGTAAAACTACTAATAAACGAACCGCTTTATTAAATTTTTTAACCACAAACTAGCCACCACAATTGCAGTTTCCGCAACAATCTCCGCCCATTATCCACCTACCTTAAATAATATCTCTCTTATTACTTCTTCAATGATTATTAGGTTTTGATTAAACCCACTAATACTATCTTGATAAGCAATCACTTGTGCTTTTAATGTTGCGACTTCTTGTTGTAAATCATTCACGGTTTTAAATAACCACGCAACTAATCCAGCAAGACCACCTTGCAGTATTTGATTAAGATTTACTGTTGCTTTCATTTAATCTTCGTAAGTAGCTTTTGGCTTATACTGCTCTAATGCGTGTTGCATTACAGTTATAAAGCTTGACATAAATGATACGCCTAATAATTGCATTAAGTCTGCGTCTATAATGCCTGTTGAGTTAGCTAAGTATAAAGATATAGCTGACTGCAATCCTGTTCTAAAAGCTTTTGAAAACATAAACTTCCAATAAGCTTTCCAATTATTTTTAGCCATTATTTCTCCTATTCTTCTTCCGTCATCATACCACCAAATTGCCTGCGATTATAATCTTTGCAGGTCTTATTACCACAAATAAATTTGGAAGTCTCAGGGACATATAATAAGTCTTGTTTGCATTTTGGACATTGGATTTTAATGGGAGACCCCCAAGCTATACTATGTTTTTCCCCTCTAGTTTAGCATTTAGGTCTATCAAAAGTCCTTTAATATCAGATAATCTATTATTAACTTCAGACGCATTAATCATTTCAGGTGGACTTGCGTTAGAAAGTTTATCTTCTTTCAAATTAATATTTGAATATTTAATAGTTACTTTTTCTCCAGCGAGTAAAGCGTCTGCAACTTTAGGATACATTTTCTTATAAGCGTCTCCTGAACCACCTATAAATCCGTCTTTTCCTTTGTCTAAGTCTTGTTGAGTCTCTCCAATTAGCAAACAACCAGCAGTATGAGAATCCTGATTCCCCGTATGAATTAAAATCCATTTAAAATTAGGAACATCTTGTAGCCATAACATACCTTTGTGCATTGAACCATATCTAGCAGTATATTTACTATGAAATCCACCCTCAGTTCTTAATTTTATTTCGTATTCCCCTAAAGGTATTGCGGTTTCTGAGTGTATTTTGACATCTCTAACTTCATCTTCGAGAGTAAAACATTCAAATACACCGTCAATAAAGAGCATTCCATTGGTAGCGTCTTTTCCGAACTGAGTTCTTACTACATCAAGTTTCATTAGCTTGGTTTCGGATTATCGTCTTTAACTTTTTTAAGAGCTTTATACCATTCGCCAGTCTTGTCGCCTTTTCCAGCGGTCATATCGTGATATAACAAGTCAAGTTGCTCAGGTATTGCTGGATAACTTTCTTGCCTATCTCTAACATATCCGTTATCTTGTTTGTCTAATTTATACTGCGCTCTATCTTCAATAGCTTGGTCGTATTCTGCCTTTGTAAACTCTCTTCTCTCATTATTGACTTGAGCATATAAAGGTTTTTCACTTTCTATTTCAGAAGTTGCCTCTGTTCTAAATTGTGCGATTGTCTTAATTGCCATAATATTTTTCCTTTCTTTATCTTAGCATTTATTTTCTTAGTCCGTAAAGTTTAAAATTTCCACTATCAAAATTACCACTTGCTGGAAAGAAAGTTAAACCTGTATGTGCTTCTACAACAGTCAAAACTCCACCACCTTGTATTCCTGCTAAAGTTGGTTGATAATCGTAACTACTACCCTCTTCTGTATGAAAGCTGTATTCTGAACTATTATTAAAATTGAACAAATACAATAAACCATTAGCTTGTTCTTGTGTTGATGTTCCTATTGAAACTGTATTAAATTGTGTTGCATCTGTTCCACTGCTATTGGTAAATGAAGCATTAGCATAAAGAATTTTTCTAGCTTTATCATAATTAGCTGAAGTAACATCGCCACTAGAGTTTCTATATCTAAATTGTAATTGTTTAGTGTCGGTGTCTATTGTTACATTATTATATGTAACCATAAAGACATTATAAGTGCTATCAATACCTGTTAAAGATACACTTGCAGTTGTTGAGCTAACTGTTTCACTATCAATTAAAATTAAACTACCTGCCATTATTTAACCCCATATACTGATATTTCTAATGATATTGTCCCACTATCAGGCAAAATACTAAAACCATTACATTGTACAGCAGATTTTAAGACACCAATATTTTTATATCCATCTAAACCACTACCAACTCTAATTCCTGCACCCTGTATTAATAAAAAACTATAACTAGAACTATCAAATGGATTAAATGCTGTTATTACTTGTTCTCCTGTGCCATCTGAAGATGTAACTGTATACATACCTGTTTGAATAAGAGTTTGACCTGTGTTCTTGCCCTCACTAAAAGAAGTATATGCTTTTAAATTTAGTCTTGCATAATCATAATCAGAGCTTGTAATTTCTGCATTTGAACTGTTTAAAAATCTAAAGTTAGCATCTATATTTCCACTTGATTGAAAATTTGTAATTATTATTTCATACACATCATAACCTGAACTAAAACAATCTGTTACTGATAATGAACTAACAGAAGTTCCACTAGCTGATTTTATAAACTGTAATTCAGTAGCCATTATTTATTCCTTATTCCATAAGCAGTTATCGTTCCTGTTGTTATAGCAGTAACACCTGTTCCCTCGCCAAATCTTATTCCATTAATAGATGATGATGTTGGATAAACTTGGCTACCAAATTCCATACATTGTGTAGTGCCTTCCATAAAAGTTGCGTGGCTAGTAGAAAAACTATCTTTTGTGCTATCACCTAAATTATAAAAGTAAACATAACCACTACCCCTAGAAGTTGAGGCAGTTGTTAAGTCGCCTAAAAGTCTTGCACTATTTTGACTTGTGCTTTTTCTTTCATCAAAAGTTCCACTAGCTTTACCTCTTTGATTAGCAAACTCATAACCTGTTTCAAAAGTGCTACCACCGTCATCTGATAATCTATATCCGAACTCTGTTTGTGTTGTAACTTCTATGTCAAAGAAAGTAAAAAAGTGAGTATCATAATCGCCTAAAGAAGTGAAATCGCATACTGCACTTGAAACTGTTTGTGTTTGTATTAATTCTAAAGAACCAACTGTTGAGAATTTACCTGCTAAATCTAAATTATAAATATCTGTTGGTGTAAATATTCCTTTATTATCCCCCCAACTTTGAGTAGGGCTTTCAGGTATATATCCATATTCACTCATAATTACACCACCTTATACAATGTAAATGTTCCACTTGCAATAGTTTTTGAACTACCAAAAAAGAACGATACACCATCGACTTGGCTATCTACTGTTAAAACGCCACCACCTGCTCTACCCCAAAATTTTGGTGTGCTAACCATCCACATATCTTCAAAACTACAAAAAGTATATTCGCCACTATCATTTGCATTGTAAATATACATAATTGCACTAATATCTTCCCCTGTGTCATTTCCACTAGCAAAACTCAAATCAATAATACTCATATTTTGCCCTGATGCATTAGCAAAAGATGTATCAGATTTAAATTGTCTATAAGCAATGTCATAATTAGAAGATGAATTAGCTGTGCCACTTTCTGTAAACCTTAAATATAATGGGTAACTATCATCTGTGCAAGATAACCCACTTATTGCAACCATATAAACATCATTAGTTGTTGTTCCAATTAAATCTACACTAGATACTGCACTTGTTACTGTATTTGTTGCTACTTGAATTAAACTACCTGCCATTAATCTACCCTCAA